GTCATGTTTATGCTGCGAGTGCCATCTGTCCGCCGTAGCCGATTGCGCTTCCAGCAGCGGCTCCCATGGGACCTCCCAGGGCTCCGCCAAGGGCGGTGAGGCCTACCCGAGCGGCTCCTCCCAGTAATCCAGAGCCAAGCTTGGACCAAACGGATGCTCCGTGGTTCATGGCTTCTTTGGATACGGTGAGGGCCAGCTGGGGCCTCGACGCGATTGCGTGCTTTGCGCTGGGTGGCATTTGTGCCACAGCCGAGACGATCCTGTCTGACTCGATGGCGGCCTGGTGGGAGATTGACTTCCCACGCACCTCTCTGCCTATGAATTCCCAGTGTCCATAGACTTCCCACTCAAAGGGAGCTGTATCATCAGCTGCCTGAATGTTAAGTCCTAGGAAATGAGCGAAGGACGATTGTCCAGATGCTCCGGTTGTGTAACCGAAGTCGGCAGGAAAGCGAGGCTGGTAAAGAGACTCAAACCATGAACCGTCGAAACAGTTTGATGTACATGAATCGAACTGGCGCATGGTTGGTAGTGACACTCCCTCAAGAGAGTGATGGGAGGGCTCTTCCAGCTCATAGACCACGCCTCCAGCATTCAACGCTGTTCCGATGTATCGGACGCGGATGCCGAAGGCCACAAGTCTGACTTGGATTCCACCTGCGATGAAGTCGGCGGCCTGATATCCCGAATTGGGGAAGGCTGCACCAACTCCTACATCTGCGGAGGTGGGTAAGGTCTGGGATCCAGAGGATACCCAGCCTGTCTGGCTGTAGTAAGCGGTGATCACATCGTTAGCCGAATCTGGTCGGGCGATGATGCCACCGGTACCACTGACGCATGCTCCAACCCCCCTAGCGAAGAGCACTCTCTTGGAGCTCTCGATGGAGGGGAACTTTGGCACGCACGCGCCTGCTGGGGTCCCGAAAGGGTTTAGCAACGCTGCTCCATAATGGAGTGCGCAATCTCGGGACGGAGATGGTTGGGGGGGTGCCCGTTGATAATTGGGCATATTGCCAGGACGACGTCGTGGTCGACGTCTAGTCCTGGCGTTCGGTTGGGCCCGCACCATTTGGGTGTTGGCCATCGGGGCTCGTCGTTGGCGGCCCCGTCTCGTTCGTAATGCTCGTGTCATTACAAGGCATCCCGAACCTTGCAATAACCTCTGTCACCTTCCTTTGAAGAGTTGGCTCCAAGTTTTCGCACATTCCCCGAAGGGCAGCGGTCTGGTCAGGGTTTCTTGAGCCTTGCAACCATCTAAACACAGATTTCTCTATGTTCAGGGGCACGGCCAGTCCCTGGTCTGTCAGAAACTGACAAGAACAGAACTCGAAGTCACTCTTGAGTGACCTTTTAATATCTTTGATGCGGTGTCCGAAGTGCTCGTAGGCCTCTTTCAAGTCCTCGAGCTTCTCGACGTCGTCTGATTCGACGGAGTCATCTCCAACGCATTTGATTCGTGTTTTTGTGTAGTCAATGTTCATCCACTCTCTAGCTCGTAAGCCGAGTGTGGCTCTCATACGGGAGTTGCCAGAGCCAGTGATATACAGGCCCGAAGGCCAAATACCACCGTCTACAATGTCAATCTCACCGTCGGAGAACACGACCATTTTATTGATTATACAGGTCATTCTATTCCTCACCAAATTCTCCATTTCAAGCGAGTGCCCCTCCATAAGTTGGAGTCGGGCCTCACCTTCATTGATTATTTCGCCAGGTTGCACAGTCCAGTCCCATCCGGAGACGTCGGACTCTACAACATGCTGGTCTTGAAACCAGGACCGGCTGTCAGCCATGGCCCTGATCTGGCGTTTGGTAAAACCAATGCCAATCAACGAGGGGAGATTATGCCAATTGGCTATCTCAGCTTTATTCTGGATTTGGGCGAAGAAACGCTCGACACACTGATCGACGACTGATACAGAAAAGATCAGTCGGTAGCGCCCTTGCGCTACTTTCACTGAGCCGTGAGGCTCATCTTTGACAAAGACTCGGATAGGATCTGCATACCCTCCCTCAACGAGTTCAACTGCTCCCTGAGGCAGATCTCCTGGTTCCGTGGAGGCGAGGAGGGCGATTCTTTCATAGACCGCGCTCTTGACCTCCGAACCAAAGGAGTCAAACAGGGACTTGTTGTTCTTGGCCCACCGGCAGTAGGGGATTCCTGGACTGCCGTCTGGATTGAGTTCGGAGAAGAGGCCGAGTTCGTCGCAGGCTTCTGCGATTGACTCAAGGCTACAGTCTCCGTTCCAGGGGTGGGTTGTTTTGGGGTATCGCCTGAGGACTTCTTCTTGGACCTCTTTCGAGGTCTCTTGCGTTTCGGAGAGCCGGAATCGACCTCTTTGAAATTTGAGGGATTCCTTTTCGGCTCGATGTCCTCGTTTGGGGACATCGTATTCTCCGAGACCGGGAAGAATTTCTCTGGCTTCGGGGAGATCTTCGCTTCGAGGCTTGCTTTTACAGAAGAAACGGAAGCCGAGTCTTCCCACACCGTGGGGAGCGTTGGCTTCAAGACGTTCTTCTTCGCTGGCTTCCCGAAGATCGGAGGAGCCGGCAAAGAGTTCTGAGGCGAAGTAGCGAATTGTTGGGCAGCTTGTTGGGGCGGCACTTTTGAAGGAGCAGCTCCCTCTCCTTTGCGAAAATCCGGCTGCATACTTTCGTTGACAGCGGTTTCCGGTTCTGTGTTACTGGGAGTTTCTTTGTCGTAATAATGCATGCCATCTTCTGACCTGCTATCATACGTTCGGTTGCTCTTCCTTCGTGCATAAATACCAGGGGGGGCAATCATGTCATATCCATACTCTTCGTCACCGTATTCGATGTCGAGAGGATCGTTATCGTATTTACTTTCATGTTGTTCAAATCGATAATAATCATCATAATGGATCTGGAATTTCTTGCCTCGACCCTTGTACTCACCTGGTGCCATTTCCTTAGTTGGATGATTCGAACTCAGCGGATGACTCTGGCGCTTGGCCATGTCGTCCACTAAGGCAAGGATCATATCCATAGATACTGCGGTGTTGCGGGTTGGTCCCGCACCGGTGTGGATGCCTACAACGGAGTCTGACCTTAAAATAGGAGACCCGGAGGCACCACCAATAGTGGAGGCATTATGTGATATACGCCGCCCGTCAGAGGTGCAGTTCTCGCCCAATGCAAATTTCCATGCAAAATTGATGGGATCAAAGGTAAAGCACTTCGCTGCGAAAGAAGTGTCTGGGGTGTCAGCTGCAATTAGCTTTTTCACTCCCAGTGTGGTGTAATACTCTTTGTCGATCTCACAGAGCGCGAAATCATCGTCAACGCTCAGCAAATACTTCTTCGTCGAGACGGAAACGGACATGAGTTTGCCGTTAATCTCGCCTGCGAGTCGGAAGGACAGAGTTTTATCTCCTTTCTTTACACAGTGTAGTGCAGTGCAGAGGTAGTCCCTACCTCGCACGTCGCACCGAAATGCGACTGCTTCTGGCGTCTTCTCATCCACGGATATGCGGACGCAGCCCTTGGGAGCTTTGTCCATCCATACGAATGGAGATCCAGCCATCGGCATCTCTTTCACTTCCTTTTGCGATTCAGGAAAGTGAAACGGCGTGTATATAACCTCGCCGTCCGTATCAATGAATTTCAAGCACGGTGTGCGAACTCCTTTGTACGATTGGACGCAGATGGAAGCCGGATGGTATTCCGGCCTATCCAGAAGCTTTGCAGAATTGCGTATCCTCCAACACTTCCAAGCGCTCCAACAGTATCCCCATAGTTGTAAAACAACGTATATGAAGAACACTGTGTAAACAGCTTCGAAATTCACGTATTGGAGGAGAGCTTCAAACAGATTCAGACATAGCCACATCAACTCATAAATCATCCGAAGGAGATTACAGAGGTGTGGCAGGACTGAAGCAATTGTTAACCAGAGGTGTTCCGAGAAATTCTCAGGAGCACTCTCCCACATGGTTCCCCACGTGGTTTGGTTTCCCATATCAACTGCCTCCTGAATGGGAGGGCTAACGTCGACCGGGTTCCGGTTGAACATTCCTGCGTGTGCGGCCCAATAAAGGACCGAACACTCAGCTCTATCGCATTGCATGGTAACGAATACCAGCGCGACATACGCAAGATTGGAGAGCGGGTAGGACCCCCCTCTCCGCAGCAACCCAACGGACGGCCTAGGAGTTCCTGGCCGTTCGTCAAGAGGCGCCTCAGTGGCAAACTTCTCAACTCCGCGGCAGCTTGAACAGCTGCAGCTAAGGAGACTATGCTCACTTTTGACGCAACCCTCACACGAGGGAACTGAAACACCAAAATTCTCAACTTCGCCTGATGGGGCGTAAAGGAGACTAAGGTCTTCAGCATTGTAGTTGTTGTTCAGGTTGTTTACCTGAGTCATGTTGCCCTTCGCGGGCTGGGTCGCTGGTGCGGCCCCGGCTTTCTGGCCAGGACAGCTGCATGCTT